ACCGTCAGATAATCCGCCAACCGTGCGCCTGCCGATAACTCCGCCTTGACCCTCGCCATGTTTTTCCCTCCATCACTAACATGGCATATTATATCGGCAAAAAAGATTTTATCTAAACAGTATTGGTCCTAACCAGCAGGAATTTCCTGCCCGTCTGCCCGACGACGTTGTCGACGATGGTCTGATCCGAGTACGGACGATCCTGCGGCATCCACAGCATCCCGGGCATCAGGCCGCGCATATGGCCCGACTCCTCGCGCACGTAGGTCGGCAGCAGCCACAGGCTGTAGTCCGGGCCGTTCGGAAACGGCATCGGCCCGCGTCCGCAGACCTGCTGGCCGTTGTTGGTGTTCAGGGATGTCAGCCCGAAGCGCACCGGGTTGCCGAGCTGGGTGTGGTTGCGCAAGAGCACCTTGGCGGTGAATTCCAGCGACTGCGTCAGCCCGTAGCCGTTGTACTGGCCGGGATAGCTCGAGTAGCCCGAGCTGCTGTTGCTCCAGTAGATGTCGTCTGCGGCCAGCACCGTCGCGTAGTTGTCGGCGGGCTTGAAGCTCGTGATGTCGCCAAAGCAGTAGCCGTTGCGTCCGTACCAGCCGTACCCGGCGGCATTGGTGAGGAACAGGTAGAACAGGCGGTCGTCGCCGATGAGCACCCAGTTGCGGTTGCCGCCGCCGCTGTCGCCGGAGTTGTCGTAGCCGCTGGTGCGGGCGTGGTACCACTTGTACCAACCCCACTGGTTGGCCTGAACCTGCTTCCAGTTCTGCGTCGGGTTGTTCGGGTCATAGGGGGCCTGGGCGCCGACGATGGTGTCGATGTCGGCCAGGTCTTCAACGATGCCGACGTTGGCCCATTTGGCCCAACCCGTCGTGTAGCCCGGCGTCTTGAGGCTGTTGTCGATCAGCAGAAGGTTCTGCGGGGACTGCGGGTTCCTGCTGCGGTAAGCGGCCTTGTGGGTCGCCGAGAAAGGCTTCTCCCAGCCCAGCGGTGCGACCTTGGCCGAGAGACTCGTCGCCGTCGTGGCCGGTGATGCGGGCGTGCCGGTCACCGCATAGGTGAAGGTGGTCGTCGTCGCGGTCAACACACGGAACTGCCCGTTGTACTCGGGTTGCTCGGCGCCCGCGACCTCGACCACCTGGAAAGGCCGGTAGGCGTGGCCCGAGGCAATGGTGGCCGTGGCGATGCCGTCCGCAAAGGTCAGCGAGTCAATGGCCTTCAAGGCAAAGCCGTTGACGAGGCAGGCATCGAGCATCGTCACCAGATCGCCCCAGTTGTTGCTGATCTGGGGCGCGCCGGTCATGCCGCTGTTGAAGTATTTGACGGTGAGGTCAGCCATGGTATGGATTCCTTCTGATCAAGGGGTGTCGACGTCGCCGCGAATCAGCAGCGTGAAGTGGTCGTCGGGCACGGACTCCGGCCCCTGCTGGACGGTGCGCACCACCCACACCGGGAACTGCGCGCCGATGGTGTTGAAGCGCAGCACGTTGCCGGTGGCCCAGCCATTGCCCCAACCGAGCGCGGGCAGACGGAAGTACGAGACGCCAGTCGCGGGATTGATGGGCGCGCAGTCGGTGCTGGTGTTGCCGGTGGCGATCACGCCAACGTTCTCGCCGATGACCTCGAACGAGGTGCTGTTGGTCATCCGCACCACCCAGCGCTCGGTGAGCGCCCCACGATTGGTGACCGTGATCGGGTATTGCGTGTGGTTGAAGGTGGCCGTCGCGGCGCTGCCGACGAGTTCGTCCGACCAGCCGCCGTTCCAGGTGCTCTGATCGAACACGAGGTTCACGCGGGCGAACAGATCACCGGCCACCAGCGCGCTGGACACGAAACTGCCAGACGCGGGGTCGCCAGGACTCGCCAGCGGATAGGCGTGCGTAAGAGGCCGCGTGAAGCTGATCTCGCCGTTGATCTGCACGTCGCGCACCACGGCCATGTCCTCGACGCGGTGCTCGATGGTCACCGGCTGGCTGTAGCCGGAAACATCAGTGAACGACACCGTGCCGGCTTCCAGGTCCGTGGTGTAGCCGCTGTGGATCACCACACCATCGTGGCCGACCACCCGCACGCGCGACAGGCGCACCCGGCCGCAATCGATGGTCTGCCCGTTGCTGACCGATGCCGTGATGCGACCGGTGTGGCCGACGACGGCGAAGCCACCCGGCCGGAAGATCGGCACCCGCCCGTCGCTGGGCAGGCGCACCGGGTCGATGCCCAGCAACGCAGCATCCAGGGGCAGATAGCTGTAGGCCACCGCGCTGTAGCGCACGCTGGAGGCTGCGACGGGCTCGGGCCGGAAGATCTTGCCGTCTGGCCGCACATTCTCGGCGTTGAACCACGGCTCGCTCTCGTTGTCCGCCGCCGTGACGATGGTGCCAAATCGCACGCGCACGAGGCCGGTCTTGTAATCGACGCTGCCGATGACGCCAGACGCGGTGATCGCGCCGTCGATGCCTGCCGTCACGGTCTGCGTGCCACTCACCGCGCGGGCGAACTGGATGGACAGCGATCCCGGGCGCAGCGGTGCGGCACCGGTGCGGAACACGTATTCGCTGGAGATGTTCTCGCCGACCGTGGTCACGCAACTGGCGCGCGTGATGCTGTTGGTAGCGCCCGCCGACCACGAGGTAAGCGTGACGTCGCCGGAGAGGTAGTTGATCGAGCCGCGCGTCACCCAGCCGCTCGGCGTGAACTCGCGCAATGTCCCTTGGCCGTTGTCGCCCCAGGGCTGCGCGCCGGGGACGGCAAGCAGCACGGTGCCGGTCACCACTTGCGCGTTCACGCCCGGCACCAGCCGAAACGACGGGCTGAACGCGAACGTCTCGCTGTGGTTGCTGGTGGAGCCCGCACTGTTGTAGCGCAGCTTCACGTAACCCGATTCGTCGTTCGGGTATAGAGACGGCGCGTTCACGTAGGAAATGCCGCTATAGTTCAAGCGCCATCTATAGCCTGAGGCGGTTCGCGACGCCGTGTAGTTCGGACGTGGAATCTGGACGGTCACATCCGGGTTGAAGACTACTTGGCCCGTCGTGTAGTTGACCGTGCCGATGTTGCTGCCGTTCAGAACGACGTTGCCGTTACCGTCATCACGGGCGATCTGGGTCGGGTCACTCCACCAAGGAATGCCCATCTCGTAAATTTGAGCCCACGTATAAGTGCCTAGAACCGACGTGTCGGTCAGTGTGTTCCACTCGATCTCAAGCGACCCTGGCTCGATGGAGCCGAGCGTCCCGGTCACCGGCAACTGGCCCTGACCGTTGCGCGAGGGGTGCGCGAAGGTGTCTTCCTGCTTTGGACCTGCGACATAGCTCACAGTCAGTTGTGAACCGACTGGCGGCAGCATGTTGGGCGCGAAGTCAACTCGGTTCTGCGCGACGTACAGATTTCCAGTGGCATCGCCGCTGAGCACGCCAGACGTGGAGGCTGACGCGGTGCGCGTGCCCGTTCCACTCTCGTTCGGCCAAGTGATGGTGAGCGTCCCCGGTTGCACGCTTTTTCCTGCTGGTGGTGAAAGCGCAAGTGACTGCGACGCCTTGAGGACTGCTGACGGATGCTGCGTCTCCTGCGTCGGCACGTTCCAGGTCAGGATGAGCGATGACCCGACGTCGGGAAGCGCGCCCAGGGTCACGACGAACGCACCGGTGTTCTTGTTGAACGTGCCCGCGCCGTAGCTGGCATCCAACCCCTTGAGCGTGCCGTTGCCGCCATCAGACAACACGTACCAGCGCCCCTGCGCCATGTAGCTGATCGACAGCGTGCCGGGCTGCGGCACCGGATTGACCGTGCCGACGTAGGACTGGCTGCGTGACTCCGGCGTGACCGGAATCTCCGAGCTCTGCGGCGCGCGCTGCAATTGAGCGGCAGGCGTGTACGTGACGTTCTTGGTGTTCGACATCGAGCCTGCGTTGAGGCTCAGAATGCCGTTGGCGTAGTCGATGGTGCCCAGCGTGCCGCTGGCTGTCTTGAGCAGCCCCGCGTCGTCGAAGATCGTGATGCCATCGGTCTGGATGGTCAGCGACCCAGGCAAACAACCGCCGGGCAAATTGAACGCGATGGCCGCCGTCCAGGCGTGGCTCGCCGTGTAGCTGACCGGAGCCGCACCGGGCACGGGCAGACCGGAGGCCGCATACGGGGGAACGAATGAGATCGGCGTCTCGGTCTGGGCGCTGGGCACCAGCTGCGTGTAGATGGACGCGCCCTTGATCGTGAAGTCGCCCACATGGGCCGCTTGCGTCAGCGGCACCACGCCGACGTAGGTGCCCGCGTCCGCCACGACCGTGTCGCGCACGCGGGTCGCATTGGCTGCCCGCGTGAACGTGCGGCTGGCCGGAGAGCCCGTGAAGTCGAAGCGCAGCGCGTCGCTGAGGGAGACGGTGACGACCGCTGCCTTGTAGTCCTGGTCGGTGTTGTAAGTGAAGCTGCGCTCGACCACGGACACGGCAGTGGCCCGGATGTACTGCTCCTTCTGCGTGGGCAGCCCTTCGTTCTCGATCAGGACCAGGGTCTGTCCGACGTTGGGCACGGCGTCGCTCAGGCGCTGGAAGAGCTGGATCACCCGCTGGCCGGCGATGTGGTTCTCGAAGAGATACCCGGCCCACTCCGGCCCCTTGTTGAGATAGGCCTCGATCCGGGTCTGCGCCTGCTCGCGGGTGTCAAAGGTCTTGCGGGTGGAAAACAGCGTGACGCTGACGCGCTCGTCCTGCGGCGGCTCGGCCACGATCACGTTGGCCCCGAAGTAGGTGTCGGTATCGTCGGTCTGCACCGAGACGAAGGTCTTGCGCAGGTTGATCCGACCACCCGCGCGATCCAGCTCGGAGATGTCCGGGAAGATGGCGTTGGAGACGCCATCGGCTATTGCGTTGCCGGTGGGCGCACCGCCGCCTTCGGGCACATCCGCCATCACGGCGGACTTCAGCAATTTCACGTCGCCCGATTGAATGGGCATGGTCAGATCTCCAGGAAACGCAAAGTCAGGTGGTAAAAGTCGGTGTCGGCACGCGCCGGAATGCCCAGCACGGGCTCGGCCTCGATGGCCGTCTCCGCATGCCGGAAGGCCACGGTGAACGAGCGGCCATCGGCGAAGGTCAAGGCGAAGCGGCCGGTGGCGTTGCCAATGGGAATCGCTGCCCACACACGCAACTGCTCGACCGTGGCCCGGGTGACCCAGGCCATGTCGGGCGCGCCCACCAGCGTGATCGGCCGCCCGGCCTGCCGGGTCGCGGATTGGATCAGCAAGGCGCCGGTGATGAGGTAGGACGCGGACGCCACGGCCGGTGACCAGGCGTGCTCGTCGCTCCACAGCAGATCGTCGGGCAGCACCAGGGCCACCTCGTCGGCGAGGTTCTTCAGTTGCATCGGGGAGAACTCACACCGCCCGGGCGCGGGCGGCATCCAACAGTTGCAGCAGGCGCGACTCGTCGCGCGCATCGATGGCGGCATTGACTTTGCGGTCGCCCGAGGACAACTCCACGCGCACGGTGCGGGTAGGACAGCCATCGGCGGGCAGTATCGGGCGTGTGAGCCCCGACCCGATGGGTTGCACCAGCCCGCCGCTGGCAAAACCCTGTACGCCCGCCAGCACGCGGCCAGCAAGTGCCTGCGCCGGGGCGGACAGATTGTTGATCGCCTCGAAGAAGCCCGCGCCGTAGCGGGCGACGGCCTGCCGGTTCACGACGAACTCACCCGGGGTGAGCATCGCCGGTACGGTGTCGGATTTGGACAAGCCGCCGCGCCGGTAGAACTCGCCCTGGTTCTGCTCCATGTAGTCGATCAAGTCGCGCTCCAGGTCTTTGCCCCAGAGCAGAGGCTGGGCCATCGCCTGCCGCCACGTCTTCTTGATGCGCTCGATGTTCTGACGCTCGTTGCCGGTCAGCGTCTTGCGGCCGATGAGATCTTCCAGCGTGCGCCGATCCTGCTGCGCCTGCTGGCCGTAGCTCTCCATCGTTTTCCAGCGCATGTCGACGCTGACTGCCGCGCCGTAGTTTCTCTCGAGCCAGCCGGTATATTCACGCATTCCCTGCAGGCCGAGTTCGATCATCTGCAGAGCTTCGACCACCTCCCTGTTTTTCTTGGGCCTGCTCGGCTGGTCGTTGAAACCGGATCCTGTGGAACCGGTACCGTTCAAGGAGTCAACGCGGCCGCCAACCGCGAAGCGGGCGACGCCCCCGGCGACACTGTTCGCCAGACGAGACAGCGCGCCGCTGCCGTACTTCTGTACGGCGGCTTTGCGGATCACGAAGGCCCCGGCGTCCAGGGTGCGCGGCACCGTGTCGTGGTGGCCGGAGCCAGGAACGGTGCCGCCGGTCATCCGGGGAAAGGCCGGAGCCACCACACCGCCATCGGCAAAGTGGCGCACGCCGCGGCCGACCAAACCGCCAGTGGCATTCGTCTCCACCTTGCGCACGTAGATCGTGTGCGTGCTCGACGTGTTCATGCCGTTGAGGCTCAGGATCTCGGATCGGGCAGCGTCCGCGTTCGAGTTGACCTGGTGGCGCGACTCGGTCTGGATGCGGTCGAGCGCCCGGATCATCGTTTCGACGTTGGTGATCGCCGCCTGCGCCTTCTCGGTGGTCACCTTCAGTTCGAGCTGCGAGTTCTGGTCGGCGTAGACCTTGAGCTTGTCGAGCGCTTCCTTGGCCTTCGACACGTCGGCATCGACCGGCAGCGTCTTGCCTTCCTTGAGCAACGCCTCGTACTCCTTGAGCTTCTTCTCCGCTTCCTGCAAGTCGGCCTGGATCTGCAGCAGGTATTTCTTCTCGGCCAGTGCCTTGTCCAGATCGGCAAGCGCCTGGTTGAAGCGCGTCGCATCGGCATCCAGCGTGACCTTCAGGCCGTCCTTGAGCTTGGCCGTGATGTCGTCGATCTGGCGCGTGGTCTCGGTCAGCGTCCGCTGGATCTCATCGCGCGCCGAGAGCGCCGATTGGGCTGCTGTCTTGTGGGCTTGGGCTTCGGCGTCGAGCGTCTTGTTGAGGATCTCCTCCGAGTCGCGGATGCGCTGGATGGCCTGATTGACGCCATCCTTACCTTGCGCGATCTGGGCATCCGCTTCCTTCGCCTTCTACGCCAACTCTGCGCGCAGTTGATCGGCCTGCCGCATCAGAGCATCGGCCTGCGCGTATTCCTGGCGGCGAGTGGCCTCGCGGGACTGCGCTTCGAGCTGCGCGACCTGGGTCACCGCCTGCTCGGACTGCTTGCGCGCCTCCTCGCCGCGCTTGGCCTCGCTGGTCTGGCTACTCGCCACCTGGGCGGCTAGGTCCATCGCCTTCTGCGCCAGTTGTCGGGCCTGCTCAAGCTCGCCGTCGGCCAGCGCCTCGCGTGCCTTCGCCTGGTACTCGGCGATCTGACGCTCGCGGTCTTCGGTCGCCTCGTACTCGGTCATGCCCTGACGGCGGATGTCGCGGATGCGCTCCTCCGTCGTCATCGAGAGCTGGCGCTTCTCCTCCTCGATGCGCTGCACTTCGGCCAGGTGCCGGTTGGCCTCGGCGTTGAGGGCATCGATGTGCTGCCGGTACTCGGAGAGCGCCTGCGTCAAAGTCTGGCGCTTGGTAGCCAAGATTTCGTTTTCGACGCGGGTGACGTTGGCGGCGCGCTCGGCCTCGGTCTGTCCATCACGGCGCGCCGCTTCGATCTTGGCCCGCGACTCGTCGTCGATCAGCTTCAGGGTGTCGGCAGTCGCCTGCCGGCGCAGTGTGGTCTGCTGCGTCAGCGCATCGGTCAGCAGCTGCGTGGACTTCGTGATCAGCGCGGCTTCGGACTGTTTGGAGAGTTCGAGTGCGCTCTTCTCCTGCTCGTAGCGCGCCTTCACAGCCTCAACCTGCCGCTGCAGGCTGGCCTCGACGATGGAGGTGAGGCCCTTGTAGGCATCGGCCATTTTCGCAGTGGCGTCGTTGACCGTCTGGTTGGCCTTGGCCGTTGCCTGCTCGACCTCACCGAGGCGGGATTTCAGTTTCTCAAGGGCGCTATGGACGGCCTCGATGCCGCGCCCGACCGCCTCTTGCGTTCCCTGCCGCACGGCCTCCAGCCGCTTGGCAATCTCCTCGGCAGCCGAGCCGGCGGTGTTCATCGCGCCCTTGGCGGCGTCCGCCCCCTTGGCTGCATCGGCGTACATCTGCGCGAAGATCTGATTCATCTCCGCCAGCCGCTGCTCATGGCGCTTGGTGGCCTCGGCAATCGTGTCCGACGTGAAAACAGCCGCGAACACATCCCAGCGGTAGCGCAGCTGCTCGATACCCTTGACCAGCATCTCCACCATGAAGATGCCGGCCTTGCGGACGATCTCGAACTTCTCGGACAACCACGTGCCGATCTCCCAGCCGACGAGGAAGGCTCCCAGCGCCGCGAACGCGACACGCAGTTTGCCCACCGTGGCGATGGCCTCAGCCAAGGACAGATTCGCGGTCGCCCACGCGGCCGAGGTGGCGGTGGCGGCCGTGACCGCTGCCGCCCCGGCTGTCTGCCACGCGGTGATCAAGGCCGGGATCAGGCGGTAGATCAGCACCGCCAGACCGACTTCGGCGATGCGCTTCAACCACTGCATCACCGTGTCCAGGTTGTTGGCGAGGAAGGTCAACGCCTCGGCGAGCTTCTTGGTGAAGCCGGTCGATTCGTCAAGCCTGCTGATCCACCGCCCGAAGGCATTGCGCAGGCGCTCAAAGCTCTGGCTGACCGTCTGCGGCAGTTGTGCGTACTCGGCGGCCAGCTTCTCCTTCTGGCTCATCAGCGCATTGACCACCACGTCGGCGGTGAGCCGTCCTTCTTCGGCGAGCTTCCTCAGCCGACCGATGGGCACGTTCAGGCCATCGGCCAGGGCCTGCGCCAGGCGCGGGCTGTTCTCGACGACAGAGTTGAACCCAGATTGTCCATTAGCCATTTTTCGTGAATTTGGTGCAAGCTAAGCGCTGTCGTGCCAACGCTGGGGCGATGCGGTTTCTAATGGATACCATTAGAGAAATCCATTGTGGATCAGTT